TCCGGACTGCCCGCCCCATCGTTTTTTTATACCCGCGAAAAATGAAATTTAACCAGGAGTGCCGCATATGGCTGGAACGGCGGGGCGTTCCGGGCGTCGCCCCAAGCCAACGGCGCGCAAGGCGCTGGCCGGAAACCCCGGCAAGCGAGCCCTGAATAAAGATGAACCTGTTTTTACGCCCATCAAAGGTGTTGAGCCACCGGAGTGGTTCGCTGAAGAAGATCTCCCTCTCGCTACGATCATGTGGCAACTGACAACTAAAGAACTCTGCGGTCAGGGCCTGCTGTGCGTGACTGACCTCGCGGTGCTTGAGCGGTGGTGCGTGGCCTACGAGTTCTGGCGGCGTGCCGTGAAAAATATTGCCAGACAGGGCAACACCATCACCGGTGCAATGGGCGGTATGGTCAAAAATCCGGAGCTGACCGCCAAAAAAGAACAGGAGTCCGAGATGAGCAGTACGGGGGCAATGCTCGGACTCGACCCCAGCAGCCGCCAGCGTCTGATTGGCCTGGCGGGGAAGAAGAAAGCCACTAACCCGTTTCTGAAAATCATCGAATCATGAGCCGGAAATCTTACCCCAACGTAAATGCTGCCAATCAGTATGCCCGTGATGTCGTGCGCGGAAAGATTGTGGCCTGCCAGTTTGTGATTCAGGCCTGCCAGCGCCATCTTGATGACCTGATGGCGGAAAAAAGTAAGTCGTTTCGTTACCGCTTCGACAAGGACCTGGCTGAACGGGTCGCGAAATTTATTCAGCTGTTGCCACACACCAAGGGGGAGTGGGCATTCAAGAGGATGCCCATCACGCTGGAACCGTGGCAGCTCTTTGTGATCTGCTGTGCGTTTGGCTGGGTCAATAAAGGCTCCCGGCTGCGCCGCTTCAGGGAGGTGTATACCGAAATCCCCCGTAAGAACGGCAAATCGGCAATCTCTGCCGGTGTTGCCCTGTATTGTTTTGCCTGTGATAACGAGTTCGGCGCGGAAGTGTATTCCGGTGCCACGACAGAGAAACAGGCGTGGGAAGTCTTTCGCCCGGCGCGACTGATGTGTAAACGCACACCCATGCTGACGGAAGCGTTCGGGATTGAGGTTAACGCCTCAAACATGAACCGTCCGGAGGATGGCGCGCGGTTTGAACCGCTGATCGGCAACCCCGGTGATGGTTCATCACCCCACTGTGCCGTGGTTGATGAATATCACGAGCATGCCACCGATGCGCTTTATACCACAATGCTTACCGGGATGGGGGCGCGACGTCAGCCACTGATGTGGGCCATCACCACCGCCGGGTACAACATTGAGGGGCCGTGCTACGACAAGCGGCGGGAAGTCATCGAGATGCTCAACGGCTCGGTGCCTAACGATGAACTGTTCGGGATCATCTATACCGTTGATGAAGGTGACGACTGGACCGACCCGCAGGTGCTGGAAAAAGCCAATCCAAATATTGGCGTGTCGGTTTATCGCGAATTTTTGTTAAGTCAGCAGCAGCGTGCGAAAAATAACGCCCGTCTGGCAAACGTCTTTAAAACAAAACACCTCAATATCTGGGTGTCGGCGCGTTCGGCGTATTTCAACCTGGTGAGCTGGCAGAGCTGCGAGGATAAATCACTGACCCTTGAGCAGTTCGAGGGGCAGCCGTGCATTCTGGCCTTTGACCTGGCGCGTAAGCTGGATATGAACAGCATGGCGCGACTTTATACCCGCGAGATTGACGGTAAAACGCATTACTACAGTGTGGCCCCGCGCTTCTGGGTACCGTATGACACGGTGTACAGCGTCGAGAAAAATGAAGATAGACGGACAGCCGAACGCTTTCAGAAATGGGTGGAAATGGGCGTCCTGACCGTTACCGATGGTGCTGAGGTGGATTATCGCTACATCCTCGAGGAGGCCAAAGCGGCGAACAAAATCAGCCCGGTCAGTGAGTCACCCATCGACCCCTTCGGGGCGACCGGGCTGTCACATGACCTTGCTGATGAAGATCTGAATCCCGTCACTATCGTCCAGAACTTCGCCAATATGTCCGATCCGATGAAAGAGCTGGAAGCAGCGATTGAATCGGGACGCTTTCATCATGACGGCAATCCCATCATGACCTGGTGTATCGGCAATGTGGTCGGCAAAAACATGCCAGGTAACGATGATTTAGTGAAGCCCGTCAAGGAGCAGGCGGAAAACAAAATCGATGGTGCGGTTGCACTGATTATGACGATCGGTCGGGCAATGCTCAAAGAACCTGACGATTTCCTCTCATCTCTTGATCCGGACGATGATCTCTTAATTCTATGAAATCACTAATTGCTGATGTTATCGGGCTGGCTGGTTTTGGCCTGCTTACGTGCGGGGTTTACCTGCAGTTTGGTATGGCTCCGGCTCTGATTTTGTCCGGTGCTTTACTGCTGGTGGGCGCACTGGCTATGGCCAGAAGGGGGACGCGTGCTGCTTGATGCTCTGTTCAGAAGTAAATCACTGGAGAATCCTTCCACCCCGATAACCGGTGATGCCGTTGATACTGATGGGCTGTTCCGGGCAGACGTTTATGTCAGTCCTGAGACTGCGATGAAACTGGCTGCGGTGTATTCCTGTATCTATGTCCTGTCTTCCAGCCTTGCCCAGATGCCGTTGCATGTTATGCGCAGGCACAAGGGGAAGGTTGAACCCGCACGCGATCATCCGGCGTTTTATCTGGTTCATGATGAGCCCAATACCTGGCAAACCAGCTACAAATGGCGCGAACTGAAACAACGTCACATCCTTGGCTGGGGGAATGGGTATACCTGGGTGAAACGTAATCGTCGCGGTGAAGTCATATCCCTGGATTGCTGTATGCCGTGGGAAACGACGCTGATGAATACTGGTGGCCGATATACCTACGGTTTGTACAACGAATATGGGGCGTTTGCGATCAGTCCGGACGATATGATCCACATCCGTGCGCTGGGTAATAATCAGAAGATGGGGCTGAGTCCGATTATGCAACATGCCGAAACAATAGGCATGGGGATGAGCGGTCAGAAGTACACAGAAAGCTTCTTCAGCGGTAATGCCCGTCCGGCGGGGATAGTATCCGTTAAAAGCGGACTCAATAAGGAAAGCTGGGGCTGGCTTAAAGATCAGTGGCAGAAGGCATCGCAGGCGTTACGCCGCCAGGAAAACAAAACCATGCTGCTGCCAGCCGATCTGGATTACAAGGCACTGACTGTGTCGCCAGTTGACGCTCAGATCATTGACATGATGAAGCTGAACCGTTCAATGATCGCCGGTATTTTCAATATTCCTGCGCACATGATTAATGACCTCGAAAAAGCCACCTTCTCCAATATTTCTGCGCAGGCGATTCAGTTTGTCCGCTACACGATGATGCCGTGGGTGACGAACTGGGAGCAGGAGCTTAACCGTCGCTTGTTTACCCGCGCTGAGTTAGCCGCCGGGTATTACGTCAGGTTCAATCTGACGGGGCTTTTACGCGGAACTCCGCAGGAGCGCGCGCAATTCTATCACTTCGCTATTACCGATGGATGGATGAGCCGTAATGAGGCCCGCGCATTCGAGGATATGAATCCGGTTGAAGGGCTGGACGAGATGCTGGTAAGCGTGAATGCTGCTAACCCGGCAGGAGATTTTAAGCCCCCAAAAAACGATGAGGGAAAAACCAATGAATGACCGTGAAATCCGTTGTTACAGCGGTGAGGTGCGTGCTGAGAGGCATGACGATAACCCGGCGCACATTATCGGTTATGGATCGGTGTTTGACTGTCGTTCTGAGCTGATATTCGGTTCATTCCGCGAAATCATCCGGCCCGGCGCTTTTGACGATGTGCTTGGTGATGATGTACGCGCACTGTTTAACCACGATCCTAATTTTATTCTTGGGCGTAGTGCAGCAGGCACGCTGAATCTCTCAGTTGATGAGCGCGGATTACGCTATGACATCCAGGCTCCGGAGACACAGACCATTCGTGATCTGGTGCTGGCCCCGATGCAACGTGGAGATATTAACCAGTCATCTTTCGCTTTCCGTGTCGCCCGTGACGGTGAGGAGTGGTATCAGGATGAGGACGGGGTTGTTATTCGCGAGATAACCCGCTTTTCCCGTCTGCTGGATGTCAGTCCTGTGACATATCCTGCCTATCAGGAGGCTGACTCGGCTGTTCGCTCCATGAAAGCATGGCAGGAGGCGCGCAACAGCGGCGCGCTACAGAAAGCCATTAATCAACGTATGGCGCGTGAACGCGTCCTGACCCTTCTTAACGCGTAAAGGAAACATCATGAAACTGCATGAACTGAAACAGAAACGTAATACTATCGCAACTGACATGCGCGCCCTGAATGAAAAAATTGGTGATAACGCATGGACGGAAGAGCAGCGCACGGAGTGGAACAAAGCAAAATCCGAACTGGAAGCGCTTGATGAACGAATTGCACGCGAAGAAGAACTGCGTCGTCAGGATCAGGCGTACATTGAAAGCAATGAGGAAGAGCAGCGTCAGAATCTTGATCCGGAAAACAATTCGCAACAGGATGAGAAACGAGCTCAGGTTTTTGATAAGTGGATGCGTCACGGTGCCAGTGAGCTGACATCAGAAGAGCGAAAGGCGTTGCGTGAACTTCGTGCCCAGGGTGTAGCTCAGGATGAAAAGGGCGGATATACCGTACCAGAAACATTCCTGGCGAAAGTTGTTGAGAAGATGAAATCCTACGGTGGCATCGCCAGTGTGGCGCAGATTCTGACCACTTCTGACGGTCGCACCATGGAGTGGGCAACAGCTGATGGTACTTCCGAAGTTGGTGTTCTGCTGGGCGAAAATGAAGAAGCCGGTGAAGAAGACACCGATTTCGGTATGGGAAGTCTTGGGGCGCTCAAAATGACATCGAAAATCATTCGTGTGTCTAATGAGTTGCTGCAGGACAGCGCGATCGATATGGAAGCTTATCTTGCCCGTCGCATTGCTGAACGTATTGGTCGTGGTGAAGCCCGTTATCTGATTCAGGGGACGGGTGCTGGTACGCCTAAACAACCCAAAGGGCTGGCAGCATCAGTGACCGGCACAACACAGACTGCCGCGGCAAATGCGGTGAAGTGGCAGGAAATTCTGGCTCTGAAACACAGCATTGATCCTGCATATCGTCGCGGACCGAAATTCCGCCTGGCGTTTAACGATAATACGCTGAAACTGATCAGTGAGATGGAAGACGGTCAGGGACGCCCTTTATGGTTGCCGGATATTGTTGGTGTGGCACCTGCTTCAGTGTTGAATGTACCGTATGTCATTGATCAGGAAATTGATGATATCGGGGCGGGTAAAAAATTCATGTTCTGTGGTGACTTTGATCGCTTCATTATCCGTCGTGTGCGATACATGATTCTTAAACGTCTGGTTGAGCGTTACGCGGAATATGATCAGACCGGTTTTCTGGCCTTCCATCGTTTTGACTGTATCCTGGAAGACACCTCTGCCATTAAAGCGCTGGTGGGGAAAGGTAGCGTTGGTGGTTGATTAGTCTTTTTACGTAATACAGCACGCCGCGTAATGCGGTTTTTTTGTGCCCGCGTTCTGGCGGGCACAGGAGGTTTTATGCTGTTAAAAATGGAAGAGATTAAGCTTCAGCTCCGTCTGGATGATGATTTCTCTGATGAAGATGAGTTGCTTGAACTGCTTGGTAAGGCCGCTCAGAGTCGAACGGAAAACTTCCTTAACCGTAAGTTGTATGCAACCGCAGATGACAGGCCTGCGGATGATCCTGATGGGCTTGTGATATCTGATGATGTGAAGCTGGCACTTCTGCTACTTGTCAGCCATTTCTACGAAAACCGCTCAACGGTTACAGACGTTGAGAAAATGGAGTTGCCAATGAGTTTTAACTGGTTGGTTGCTCCTTATCGCCTTATACCACTATGAAAATTCGTCAGGCACAGACCAGCGCAACCTACATTCTGCCGGACCCCGGCGAACTGAATAAACGCGTCCTGATCCGCCTGCGGGTGGATATGCCCGCGGATAACTTTGGCGTGGAGCCTCAATACCCGGTTACGTTCCGGACATGGGCGAAGGTTATCCAGACCAGTGCCACCACCTGGCAGGAAACCGCGCAGACCGGGGACGCCATCACCCATTACATCACCATTCGTTACCGCCGGGGGATCACCACTGATTATGAGGTGGTCTGCGGTGACAGTGTGTACCGGGTGAAACGTCAGCGCGATCTGAACGGGGCGCGGCGTTTTCTGCTGCTGGAGTGTACGGAGCTGGGCGAATGTAGGCAGAGTCACGGAGGCAACAATGACGACTTCCTTTTTGCACGTTGATTTTCAGCAGCCCGCGGAGATGCGCTTTAACCGCGCCCGTGTCCGGCGGGCGTTTGTCACGATTGGTCAGCGTCATATGCGTGATGCCCGTCGGCTGGTGATGCGCCATGCGCGGTCGGCACCGGGTGAAAACCCCGGTTATCAGACCGGACGCCTGGCTCGTTCGATTGGTTACATGGTACCCAGAGCCAGTAAACATCGCCCCGGTTTTATGGCACGTATAGCCCCTAACCAGCGTAATGGTGAGGGAAACCGCCGCATCACCGGTGATTTTTATCCGGCTTTTTTGTTCTATGGCGTCCGGGGAGGAGCAAAACGTCGTCGTAGTCATCATCGTGGTGCATCCGGTGGCAGCGGCTGGCGGCTGGCTCCACGTAATAACTTTATGGTGGAAACGCTTGAAAAGAACCGCAGCTGGACACGCTATTTTCTGGCGCGGGAATTACGTAAATCACTGAAGCCGGAGCGACGACGCAGATGAAACTGACGCCTGTTATTGCTGCGCTGCGTGCCCGCTGCCCGTATTTTGAAAACCGGGTGGCAGGCGCGGCACAGTTCAAAAATCTGCCGGAGGTCGGAAAGCTGAGACTCCCGGCGGCGTATGTGGTACCGGGTGATGACTCTCCGGGAGAAAACAAAAGCCAGACCGACTACTGGCAGGAGCTGAAAGAGGGCTTCTCCGTGGTTGTCATACTGAGTAACGGGCGTGATGAGCGCGGTCAGTTTGCTTCGTATGATGTGGTGGACGATGTCCGGCAGATGCTCTTTAAGGCCCTGCTGGGCTGGAACCCGGAAGCGTGCGGTAACCCGATTACCTATGACGGCGGCACGCTGCTGGATCTGAATCGTCATGAGCTGATTTATCAGTTCGATTTTTCGGTCATCAGCGAGCTGACCGAAGACGATACCCGCCAGCAGGATGAGCTGAACAGTCTGGATGAACTGCGAACGCTGGCGATTGATGTTGATTATCTCGATCCCGGTAACGGGCCTGACGGCGATATCGAACATCACACCGAAATAACCCTTCCTTCCTGAGAATCTTCATGTTTGTGAAACCTGTTAAAGGGCGGTCAGTGCCTGACCCTGCCCGCGGTGACCTTTTGCCCGCCGAAGGGCGAAATGTTGACGAGAACAACTACTGGCTGCGCCGTGAAGCAGCGGGTGATATCCGGCGCGTTAATAAAAAGGTGAACACCGATGACGATAAGCTTTAACACCATTCCGTCGAATACGCTGGTTCCGCTGTTTTATGCGGAAATGGATAACCAGGCGGCGAATACTGCACAGGACAGCGGGGCATCGTTGCTGATTGGTCACGCCAATAACGGTGCAGAGATTGTTGCCAACAGTCTGGTGTTGATGCCGTCGGCAGACTATGCACGCCAGATTTGTGGTGCGGGAAGTCAGCTGGCGCGTATGGTCGAGGCTTATCGCCAGACCGACCCGTTTGGTGAGCTGTATGTGATTGCCGTTCCGGAAGCCACAGGCGCGGCGGCAACGGTTACGCTGACGGTGACCGGGGAAGCAACCGAAAGCGGCACGGTGAATGTCTATGTGGGACGTACCCGCGTGCAGGCTCCGGTGACCAACGGCGATAACGTCACGACGATTGCCAGCAGTATCCAGGATGCCATCAATGCCGTTCCGACTCTGCCGTTTACAGCTTCATCTTCGGCTGGTGTTGTCACGCTGACCGCGCGTCATAAGGGGCTTTGCGGGAATGAAATTCCTGTCAGCCTCAATTACTACGGCTTCGGTGGGGGCGAAGTGCTGCCAGCGGGCGTACAGATTGCCGTGGCGACGGGGACCGCCGGAACGGGCGCTCCGGTTCTCACCGGCGCGGTGGCTGCAATGGCGGATGAGCCGTTTGATTATATCGGTCTGCCGTTCAACGACACGGCCTCCGTTAACACGCTGGTGACCGAGATGAACGATACCAGCGGTCGCTGGAGCTATGCGCGTCAGCTGTATGGTCATGTGTATACGGCAAAGACCGGCACACTGTCAGAACTGGTGAACGCAGGTGACCAGTTTAACCAGCAGCACATCACCCTGGCGGGGTACGAAAAAGAGACCCAGACGCCTGCCGACGAGCTGGCGGCAAGCCGTACCGCCCGTGCAGCGGTGTTTATCCGCAACGATCCGGCACGTCCCACGCAGACCGGTGAGCTGGTGGGTATGCTGCCTGCGCCGAAGGGGAAACGGTTCACGATGACCGAGCAGCAGACCCTGCTGTCTCATGGCGTGGCAACGGCGTATGTCGAAAGCGGGGTGCTGCGCATTCAGCGTGATGTCACCACGTACAGGAAAAATGCTTACGGGGTTGCGGATAACAGCTACCTCGACAGCGAGACGCTGCATACCAGTGCGTATGTACTGCGCAAACTGAAATCCGTCATTACCAGTAAGTACGGGCGTCACAAGCTTGCCAGCGACGGTACCCGCTTTGGTCCCGGTCAGGCGATTGTCACCCCGGCGGTAATCAAAGGGGAACTGCTGGCAACCTACCGTCAGCTTGAGCGTGCGGGGATCGTGGAAAACTACGAACTGTTTAAGCAGTACCTGGTTGTGGAGCGTGATGCCAGCGTTCCGAACCGCCTGAACACGCTGTTCCCGCCTGACTATGTTAACCAGTTGCGTGTTTTTGCCGTGGTTAACCAGTTCCGTCTTCAGTATTCAGAGGAGTCTGCATAATGGCCCGTATCGGGGGAACCTGTTATTTCAAAATTGACGGTCAGCAGCTATCGCTGACCGGCGGCATTGAGGTGCCCATGAACAGGACGGTCAATGATGACATCATCGGCCTGGACGGTTCAGTGGACCGCAAGGAAACTCACCGTGCGCCTTATGTCAAAGGGACCTTCAAGGTGCCGAAGAATTTTCCGGTGAGCAAAATCACCTCGTCTGATGAGATGACCATCACTGCCGAGCTGGCGAACGGTCAGGTCTATGTATTGTCGTCAGCCTGGCTGCACGGCGAAGCGAACCATAATGCCGAAGAAGGTACGGTTGATCTTGAGTTCCACGGTGAAGAAGGGGATTACCAGTAATGAAAGAGCTTGAGTTAAAGAAACCGATTACTGCTCATGGCGAGACACTCTCCGTACTGGAGTTTGATGAACCCAGCGGGAAGGATGTCCGCGAGCTGGGGTATCCCTACCAGATGAATCAGGATGAGTCAGTCAGACTTCTGGCGCATGTGGTGTCGAAATACATTGTGCGGCTGGCGAAAGTGCCGCAAAGCTCTGTCGACCAGATGTCTCCGGCAGACCTGAATGCAGCGGCGTGGCTTGTGGCTGGTTTTTTCCTCCAGGCCTGACGGCTGAATACCTCACTGATCGCTTCTTTGACTGCGCCAGCTACTGGCGCATTAATCCTTTCGAATTGCTGAATATGCCGATCAGTGAAATTCCCTTACTGGTCAGTCAGGCAAACAGGATAGAGCAGGAGAAACGCACACATGGCTGAATTTGAGCTTAAGGCGTTGATCACCGGTGTCGACAGGCTTTCTCCCGCGCTGTCGAAAATGCAAAAGAAAATCCGGGGATTTAAACGCCAGGCGGAAGAAGCGTCACAGGGTGGGCTGGCGCTTGGTGGCGGACTGGCAGCGGGGCTGACGCTTTCCCTGAAATCTTATGCCGATCAGGAAAACGCCGCCACCGGGCTGAAAGTCGCCATGATGGATGCGAACGGCGAGGTTGGAAAGAGCTTTCAGGACATCAATAAACTGGCTATTGGCCTGGGTAACCAGCTACCCGGTACAACGGCTGATTTCCAGAACATGATGCAGATGCTGGTGCGTCAGGGGATCCCGGCAGAAAACATTCTGGGTGGTGTGGGTAAAGCGACAGCTTATCTTGCGGTACAACTGAAAAAAACACCGGAAGCGGCTGCCGAGTTTGCCGCAAAGATGCAGGATGCTACCGGAACGGCGTCAGAAGACATGATGGGGCTGTTCGACACTATCCAGAAGGCGTTTTATCTGGGCGTTGACGATACCAACATGTTGTCCTTCTTCACTAAAACCAGTTCTGTTCTGAAGATGGTGAACAAGGACGGTCTTCAGGCTGCACAGAGCCTTGCCCCCATCAGCGTCATGATGGATCAGATGGGGATGAACGGGGAGTCGGCAGGTAATGCCCTGCGAAAAGTTATCCAGTCCGGATTAAGTGTTAAGAAAATCAGGGACGTCAATAAAGTCATGGCCCGCCAGAAACTCGGAGTACAGCTCGATTTTACTGACGGCAAAGGAAGTTTTGGCGGTCTTGATAACATGTTCAGGCAACTGGCAAAGCTGCGAAAACTGACCGACGTTAAGCGAACCGGTGTACTTAAGGCAATATTTGGTGATGATGCCGAAACCCTTCAGGTGGTCAATGCGCTGATCGATAAAGGAAAGGATGGCTACGATCAGATCCAGCAGAAGATGAATAAACAGGCCAGCCTGAATAAACGTGTTCAGGCACAGCTTGGTACGCTGTCCAACCTGTGGGAGGCAATGACAGGGACCGCAACTAACGGCCTTGCGGCTATTGGCGGCGCATTTTCTGGTGACGCTAAAAATATCACACAATGGCTGGGGGAGTTGGGGGAGAAATTCACGAAGTTTGCGGATGAAAATCCCCGGGTTATTCGCGGCGTCGTCGGGCTTGCTGCCGGTCTTGCGATTCTGAAACTGGGATTGATGGGCGTTGGCGGTGCCATCAGTATTGTCAGCAGGATCATGTCGATGACGCCGATTGGCATGATTGCGACGGCGATAGCCCTGGCTGCGGGATTAATTATCACTAACTGGGATGTTGTCGGACCTTATTTTAAGAAACTCTGGGAAACCATTGGTCCTTATTTTGAGGCTGGCTGGGAACTCCTTAAGAAAGTTTTTGCCTGGTCGCCGCTGGGGATGGTGATCAATAATTGGGGGCCGGTTGTTAAGTGGTTTCAGGATATGTGGGACAAGCTGAAGCCAATTATTGAGTGGTTTACCGACAGTTCCGGTGACACGGTCGATGCCATTAACTCTGCGCAGTGGGGCGCGGGTGCTTATGATGCTTATGGGACGGGAATACCGGCGCGGGGATACACACCTTATCCGGCGGTAGATCCGGCTCAGTCAAACAATGCCTCCGGTGCCACAGGCCCGAATCCCTTCATGATTAACAAAGCTTCTGCGCCAAAAGTTGATGGTGAGATCAAGGTATCTTTTGTGAATTCGCCTCCGGGTATGCGGGTTATGGAAACGCGATCCAGCGGTTTTGATGTCAGCCATGATGTTGGCTATACGCGCTTTGGCAGGTAATGAAAAATTAGTTTGTTAATTAGTCCCACTCCGGTGGGATTTTTTATGCACGGAGTTTATATGACGTGGAAAGACAGGCTTCAGGACGCGTCATTTCGCGGTGTACCGTTTAAGGTCGAAGAAGAAAGTGCGGGAACAGGTCGCCGTGTGGAAACGCACGAATACCCGAACCGCGACAAACCCTATACCGAAGATCTGGGAAAAGTCACTTTCCGCCCGTCCATCACGGCTTATGTGGTGGGAGATGACTGCTTTGACCAGCGCGATCGCCTGATTGACGCGCTGAATAAACCCGGTCCCGGCACGCTTGTCCATCCGACATACGGTGAGCTGAAAGTCTGTGTTGACGGGGAAGTTCGGGTCAGCACATCGAAAAGTGAAGGACGTATTGTCCGCTTTGACCTGAAGTTTGTCGAAGCAGGAGAGCTCTCTTACCCCACATCAGGTGCGGCGACGGCGCAGACGCTGATGTCATCCTGTTCTGCACTGGATGACTGCATCAGTGACAGCTTCAGCGGTTTCAGTATCGATGGCGTGGCGGATTTTGTGCAGAACGACGTCGTTGGTAATGTCAGCACAATGCTTGGGTATGTTTCTGATGCGATGAAAGTGGTGGATTCTGCCGTATCGGATGCGGCCAGGCTGTTGCAGGGGGATATCTCGGTACTTCTGCCGCCACCATCGTCAGGCAAAAATTTCGTTGAGCAGGTGCAGAAAATGTGGCGTACCGGGAAACGCCTTTATGGTAACGCCAGCGACCTGGTCACCATGATCAAAACGCTTTCCGGTGTCAGCCTCGGCAGCGATCTGCAACCGCGCGGCGTCTGGAAAACGGACAGTAAAACCACCGCCACGGCGACGCAGCAGCGTAACGTGGTTGCCAGCACCCTTCGTACGACCGCAATCAGCGAAGCGGCGTATGCCGTCACCCGATTGCCTGCGCCAACAACTTCCGCGGTGATGCAGAATTCCGCAGTGGGGCAGGCAACAACACCTGCGCAGAGCACTGGCTGGCCTTCCGTCACGCATCCGGCACTGAACAATGCACCGGCGGTGAAAAACACGGTTGACCTGCCAACGTGGGAAGAACTGACTGACATTCGCGACACACTGAATACGGCAATTGATAAGGAGTTGTCCCGTACAACCAGTGATGCGCTGTTTCTGGCGCTGCGCCGGGTGAAAGCAGATCTGAATGCGGATATCAACACGCGCCTTGAACAGTCTGCACGGATCATTCAGCGCACACCGGATGAGGTTTTACCCGCGCTGGTGCTGGCGGCGACCTGGTTTGATAACGCGGCGCGTGACGCGGACATTATCCGGCGTAATGCCATTACGCATCCCGGCTTTGTGCCGGTGATCCCTCTGAAGGTGCCAGTGCAATGAACGACAATGTCACGCTACGGGTAAATGGCCGGGAGTGGAATGGCTGGACATCGGTGCGCATCGGTGCCGGTATTGAACGACTGGCGCGGGATTTCAGTGTGGATATCACCCGCCAGTGGCCGGGAGATGAGGGTATTACCACGCTTCAGCCGCGCATTAAAAACGGTTCAAAAGTGGAAGTGCTGATTGGTGATGAGCTGGTGATCACCGGCTGGGTGGAGGCGACGCCCGTTCGTTACGATGCCCGTTCGGTCAGCACCGGTATTGCCGGACGTAGTCTGACGGCTGACCTGATTGACTGTGCAGCCGAACCGACACAGTTTAACGGACGATCGCTGGTACAGATTGCGCAGGCGCTTGCTGCGCCTTTCGGCATTGAGGTGGTGAACAACGGTGCGCCGTCGGGTGTTATTCCTGACGTCCAGCCCGATCACGGTGAAACGGTGATTGAGGTAATCAACAAAATACTCGGTCAGCAGCAGGCACTGGCTTACGACGACCCACACGGCAGGCTGGTGATTGGTGGTATTGGCTCAACGCGGGCACATACTGCGCTGGTACTCGGGGAAAACATCCTTTCCTGCGATACGGAGAAGAGTATCCGGGAGCGTTTTTCTGTTTACCAGGTGGCGGGGCAGCGTGCCGGAAACGACGATGATTTCGGTGAGGCCACCACCACCGCGCTGCGGGCCCGCACAGAGGACGCATTTATTGCCCGTTACCGTCCGATGTATATCAGGCAGACAGGGCAGGCTACGGGGGCAGGCTGTATTGCGCGTGCTGACTTTGAAGCCCGACAACGGGCGGCGCGGACGGATGAAACCACCTATGTGGTGCAGGGCTGGCGACAGGGTAACGGTACGCTGTGGCAGCCCAACCAGCGGGTGATTGTCTTTGATCCGGTCTGTGGTTTCGACAATACCGAACTGCTTGTTTCGGAAGTCACGTTTACTCAGGACCAGAACGGCACCCTGACGGAAATCCGTGTCGGCCCGCCTGATGCTTATCTGCCTGAACCCGAAGCCCCCGGCGCGCGGAAAAAGAAAAAAGCCAGAGTACAGGAGGACCCGTTCTGATGAGGACGATTGAAGCCATGCAGCGACAACTCCTCGGCCTGATTGGGCGGGCCGTGGTGAAAAGTATCAGTGCCGCCACGAAATGTCAGACCGTGGATGTGTCCCTGATTGCCGGTGAACCCAAAGCCGGGGTTGAACATCTTGAACCCTACGGTTTTACCGCAAGGGCAAACAGCGGTGCGGAAGCGGTGGTGTTGTTTCCGGATGGCGACCGTTCTCATGCGGTGGTTGTTACGGTGTCGGACCGGCGCTACCGCCTGAAAGGGCTGCAGACGGGTGAGGTGGCTGTCTATGACGATCAGGGGCAGTCCGTGACGCTGACCCGGGAGGGGATCGTGGTGGACGGTGCAGGTAAAACGATCACGTTTCGCAATGCACCTGAAGCACGTTTTGAAATGGACCTGGAAGTGACAGGACAGGTGAAAGACCTGTGCGACTCCGGCGGCACCACCATGTCAGCGATGCGGCTTGCCTATAACGGCCATCGTCACAGAGAGAACGGTCAGGGCAGTAACACCGATAAACCTGATAAAGCGATGGAGGCATGATGGAACTGTGGCTGACGGTGAACGGTAAACGCACCTGCGCCAGCGCACCGCTGGATCCGCTGACCCGTGCCGTGGTGATTTCCCTGTTCACCTGGCGGCGGGCTGAACCTGATGACAATGCCGACGTCCCGATGGGATGGTGGGGGGATACCTGGCCTGCGGTACAGAATGACCGTTACGGCTCCCGGCTGTGGCTGCTTCAGCGCAGCAAACTGACCAATCAGCTGGTGCAGACGGTAAGGGGGTATATCCGCGAATGCCTGCAATGGATGATTGATGACGGCGTGGTGTCCCGTATTGATCTGGATATCCGCCGCACCGGGATTAATGAGCTGGGGAACAGTATCACCCTCTGGCGTCGTGACGGACCGGTAATGATTTCTTTTGATGATCTGTGGAGTGCGATAACGCATGGCGGACAGTGAATTTCAGCGCCCGACGCTGGCAGAAAATATCAGTATGCTCCGTAACGATTTATTCGCCAGGCTGGACGTCAGCGACACGCTCCGGCGCATGGATGAAGACGTGCGGGCAAAGGTGTATGCGGCGGCGCTGCATACGGTTTACGGTTACATCGATTATCTGGCAATGAACATGCTGCCTGACCTGTGCGATGAGTCCTGGCTGGCGCGACATGCTGCGATGAAACGGTGTCCGCGCAAGGGGGCCACGGCTGCCAGCGGGTATATGCGCTGGGAAGGTGTCAGCGATGGCCTGAAGGTGACCGCCGGGAGTGTTATTCAGCGCGATGACCTGGTGCAGTACACGGCAACTGCCGATGCAATCAGCTCCGGTGGTGTCCTGCGCGTGCCGATCGCCTGCTCAAGTGCAGGCGCGGTCGGTAACGCTGACGACGGTACGTCATTAATCCTGGTCACGCCGGTGAATGGTCTGCCGTCTTCCGGCGTGGCAGATACACTGACAGGTGGATTTGATACTGAAGAGCTGGAAACGTGGCGCGCCCGCGTCATTGAGCGGTATTACTGGACGCCTCAGGGCGGGGCTGACGGGGACTATGTCGTCTGGGCTAAAGAAGTTCCCGGCATTACCCGCGCATGGACATACCGACACTGGATGGGAACGGGAACTGTCGGTGTGATGATTGCCAGCAGTGACCTGATTAATCCCATTCCGGAAGAATCAACGGAAACGGCGGCAAGACAACACATTGAGCCACTGGCCCCGGTGGCAGGCTCTGATTTGTATGTATTCAGGCCGGTGGCGCATAAAGTGGATTTTCATATCCGCGTGACGCCGGACACACCGGAAATACGGGCTGCCATCACCGCGGAGTTGCGTTCGTTCCTGCTGCGTGATGGTTATCCGCAGGGAGAACTGAAGGTATCGCGTATCAGTGAGGCGATTTCCGGTGCGAACGGGGAATACAGCCATCAGTTGCTTGCCCCGGCGGACAATATCTCCATTGCAAAAAATGAACTGGCGGTTCTGGGGACGATTTCATGGACGTGACAAACGATGATTACATCCGCCTGTTATCGGCACTGTTGCCGCCCGGTCCTGCATGGTCAGCCAGCGATCCGGCGATTGCCGGTGCGGCACCTTCATTAACCCGCGTTCATCAGCGTGCGGATGCCCTGATGCGGGAGCTGGATCCGCGCACCACCACTGAACTGATAAACCGCTGGGAGCGTCTGTGCGGTCTGCCGGATGAATGTATTCCGGCGGGAACGCAGACCCTTCGCCAGCGTCAGCAACGGCTGGATGCGAAGGTTAACCTGGCGGGCGGCATCAATGAGGATTTTTACCTTGCACAGCTTGCTGCCCTGGGCAGACCAGACGCCACCATCACGCGATACGACAAAAGCACGTTCACCTGCTCATCGGCCTGTACTGACGCGGTGAATGCGCCGGAATGGCGGTATTACTGGCAGGTCAACATGCCAGCTGCCACCAACACCACCTGGATGACATGTGGCGATCCCTGTGATTCCGCGCTGCGTATCTGGGGCGACACCGTTGTCGAGTGTGTGCTTAACAAACTCTGCCCGTCGCATACCTACGTAATTTTTAAATATCCGGAGTAATCCATGCATCGTATAGACACGAAAACCGCGCAGAAGGATAAGTTCGGCGCGGGTAAGAACGGTTTTACCCGTGGTAACCCCCAGACAGGCACGCCTGCCACCGATCTGGATGATGACTACTTTGACATGTTGCAGGAAGAACTCTGCAGCGTGGTGGAGGCATCCGGGGCCAGTCTGGAGAAGGCGCAGCACGACCAGCTGCTTACCGCGCTTCGTGCGCTGCTGTTAAGCCGCAAGAATCCGTTTGGCGATATCAAATCGGATGGCACGGTGAAAACGGCTCTCGAAAACCTTGGTTTGGGAGAAGCGGCAAAACGGGATATAGGGACAGGGGCAAATCAGATACCTGATATGAGTTTATTCGCGTCAATTAATACCGTAACGGCTGCTGCGCAAAAATTTCCGTCCGGATTAGTTTTACAGTGCGGTCAGTTGAATGGTGCCCCGAATGTATCTTCAACATACGGGATGAAGTTCCCGATGACGTTCTCAAGAGTCATTGCTGTCGTAGTTACATTAAACGTTACTGGCGCGGCAGGGCAGCCGACTGTATCGGCGACAAATGTCCAGAACACTGGATTTGATATTACTGTGTCGCCTGGTTCAGGATACGGCGCATCTGCTGATGCGTATTACATTGCAATGGGATATTAACGAAATGTCATATTTTTATTCTGCATCGACAAACGGATTTTATTCGACTGAATTTCACGGCACCAATATTCCTGATGATGCAGTGGAAATCTCGGAATCAGAATGGGAAACATTGATTAATTCACAGGGTGTAACAAAAATGATTACCTGTGGTGAGAACGGTCATCCTGTCATTGTTGACCGTCCTTCTCCAACACCAGAACGATTAGCCTTAATAAATGATGAAAAGAAATCTGCACTGATAGCAGAGGCAACGAATGTAATAGCTCCGCTTCAGGATGCGGTTGATTTAGGTATGGCAACAGATGATGAAACGAAACTGTTACTGGCATGGGAAAAATATCGGGTGCTATTGATGCGTGTTGATATAAAAAATACAGAGTGGCCGAAAAAACCAGAGGGAAATAAATAATGGGGATTTCGTTATCGGATGAAGAAAGAGACCGTTAATTATAACTGCAGATCCCCCCCTAAGTTTCGGGGGGGGTATTGATGCAAAACTTAGCTCAATAGCATTAAGTAACTACCATTCAACATTAAGGCTGTTTTTTTATTAATGTCATCGTCCATCCTGCAGGGTTGAACTTGAAAGAATACGATTCTCCTGGTGCTAAACTTTCAAATTTTTTAACTTGCTCTTTCCACCCGTAATCTGGGAGTGGGGTAAGATTGAAAAAATATAAACATGAGATTAACGATGTTGTATATAATATCCATGGTAGGAATTTAAAGTCCAACTGGGAAATATGGTTTAAGAAGTAAACCAATACAGAGTACCATATAATTGTTGGTATGACAGAATATCTTCCCCCGCCATGAATTAATAATGGCCATTGCTCACTTGTAGAAGAAAGCATTGGTTTTGCTAGTGAAAACGTTAATGTTAGTATTGCGAAAACTATTGCCGAGCGCATGGGGTAATTGGAAACAATAAATGTAAAAATAGTGATGGAAAGACAAATCATTGTAATTGCAATGCAAATTGAATCATGATTCCATAAAGGTGGCAAAAAGTCACCATTAGCCCATAAACCCAGAAAAACCTTTGTTGTTAATATTTTGCAAAGTGTTGCGAAATTAGCTCCAAGAACCATATCAACTCTGGTCTCAGAGGATGTCATGATAATAGAAATAAATTGAATCAAACAAATAGCAATGAAAACGTATTCGTGAGTGGTGATTTTTTTTGTAGATAAGCGTTTTTGTATAAGTATATTTATCCCTACCATTGGAGCCATGAACACTATAAATGGGCCACTTAGTCCACATATGATTATCGCTATATAATCGTGTGCTTTTTGATAATTATTTGTAGGCTTTGGAGCTAACATAACAAGAAGTAAATATAGTGATAAATACCAATGATCATTAGTAACATTGGCGTGCACTTCTGATACTTCCGGCATTGTTATAATAAACAAAGCAGTAAATATTCTTGGTGTTATGTTTACGTAACTAAATCTTCCAGAGAGTATGAAAGATACAAGCAATGCCCTAACAATAATTGCGGAGATGTTAAAAATTAAAGGGGCATACATTAAATTAAAATTTAATGATATGGAGGCAATAAGTTTTGATATGGTTTGATAATATCCATTTTGAGGGAATATCATTGATGTGAATATCCCATTATTGTATGCCATAGCATACCATACATGAGCATCTTCTGCCCAAAACTGCGGTGCTCTGATTATATCAGGACGGCGCAAATACATCAAAATAACTGCAATGAAAAATACACCAATTAAGAAAAATAGTTTTTTTACATATGATGTTTTAAGGCTTTTCATTTTTGTTTCTCATTTTTGATGATGTATTTTGGGCGATGTTTGCTTTCAATATAGATTCTGCCTATATATTCACCGAGAACACCAATCCCGATCAGTTGCACTCCACCCAAGAAAAGTATTGATACAAGCAGGGAGGGATACCCGCGTACTGGGTTACCAAAGACAAGGGTGTCTATAATCATCCATGCACCATATAAAAATGAAATGCTTGCAACAAACAAACCTATATAAGTCCATACGCGAAGAGGAAAGGTTGAAAAACTTGTGATACCTTCCAGTGCCAGATTCCATAATTTCCAGCCATTAAATTTTGAGATGCCAGCAACGCGCTCTGCGCGTACATATTCAACGACATCTGTCTGACCACCCACCCAGCTCAGTATGCCTTTCATGAAAAGATTGCGCTCAGGCAACAGTTTAATGTTCTCCACAACCTCACGAGACATGAGTCGAAAATCTCCGACATTTTCCTCGATCTTTGGGGTGCTTATTTTGTTGTGTAACTTATAGAACCACTCAGCTGTCTTACGTTTCAGTCGTCCATCAGTTGAGCGGTCTGAACGTTTAGCAAGCACCATGTCAGCACCTGCCTGCCACTTTTCAATAAGATGAGGGATGACCTCAATAGGATCTTGCAGGTCGACATCAATAGGAATTACAGCATCGCCGCTTGCATGGTCTAACCCTGCAAATAAGGCTGGTTCTTTACCAAAGTTGCGTGTAAATGACAGCGGAACAACTAGTGGGTCTGAAACAGCCAGCGCGTTAATAATTGACTCTGTGGCATCTTTACTTCCGTCATTTATGAATACAATTTCTACTTCATATGGCTTCAACTCTTGGAATTCACGTACCGTTTTATAGAAAACAGGTATCGCTTCTTCTTCATTGAAGACAGGAACGACAAGAGATATTTTCATTTCGCATCCCTAAAGACAATGAACTTTGAATAGACGAAACCGCACACCAGACTGATGGCGGAGAAGGTGATAAGAGTGACTATTGGAGGAAGTGAGCATTTATCAGCTGCCCAACCAACAATCACACTCAATATTCCCATAAATCCCACGTATAACATGTAGCGCATCGCTGTAGTCGATGCTTTGAATGTGAATCTTGCATTCGCGAAGAAGCTAAAGCTCACAGCCACTACGAAACCTGTGAAGTTTGCCAGAGCCTGACTGGTATGTGCGGCATAGATACATACACCAAAAACCACCCAGTGTATAAGTGTGTTCAGCACACCTATAGATGTGTACTTTACAAATAACTTTAACATTTATTTAATCAATGAGCTCTGAAAGGCATGAAGTCTATCATCCAAGTCTCAATTGGTCGATACTTGCTATGTCTGATGAGACAAAACTGAGACACATAAGGCCTCACAATGGCTTGCAAGGCTTTACATGTTTTGATGTGGTGGGACGTGTGAGCCCAGTGTTGATGGGATAATCCTTTGAATTACAAGCGGATTCTTATAATTCGTAATGCGAAGGTCGTAGGTTCGACTCCTATTATCGGCACCATTTAAATCAATAAGTTACACATCATTAGTACCTTCCTTATTTTTTGACTGGGACGAATTTGGGACCGATGGGTTCAGGATCGAGTCTATTTGCCGTGCGTGTTCGGTAAGGTGATTAGGTGCAAGGTGAGCATATCGACGAACCATTTCGATAGACTCCCAGCCTCCCATTTCCTGTAACACTGACAACGGGACTCCGGCTTGACCCAGCCAACTTGCCCAGGTGTGTCTCAAGTCGTGAAATCTGAAATCATCAATACCAGCCCGTCTCAGCGCCGCTTTCCAGGCTGTGTTTGCGTCATACCGCATCTCCCTTACTGTTGGCGCTTTCGTTCCGTCTGGTTTGGTACAGCTTTCCTTGTACACAAATACCCAACGGTGATGATTCCCGATTTGTTTTTTCAAAACGCGACATGCAGTATCATTCAGCGCAACGCCAATTGCGCGGTTTGATTTACTCTCTTCCGGGTTTATCCATGCCACCCGGCGCTGCATGTCTATTTGTTGCCATTCAAGGTTGATGATGTTCGAGCGTCTTAAGCCTGTTGCCAGTGCAAATTCAACAACAGACTTTAATGGCTCCGGACATTCATCAATCAGCCTTTGTGCTTCATGGGGCTCCAGCCAGCGGATCCGTTTATTCTTTGGTTGAGGCACTTTAATAATTGGTGCCTTATCCAGCATTTTCCATTCACGCTCTGCGGCTCTTAGTAGGGCCTTTATAAATGAAAGATGCGTAGCCTTCGTTGCAACGGACGCTGGTTTTGGCGTGTATTCTGGAACAGGTTTCCCTTTTTTCCTGCATGCTTCTGCCCTGAGTCTCCAGTTTTCCTCATGACGCCGGTTCGTCATTTTCTGGATTGCTGAATAAATTTTTGATTCAGTAATGTCTCTTAGTTGCATTCCTGCGAAATGTTGAAGCCAGAATCCGATCCGGCTTTTGTCATCGTCCAGTGATTTTTGATGTGCTTTCTCTTCAAGCCACCTGACACACGCTTCCTCGAACGTTATATCAGGTATTTCACCAAGTTTGCTGACCCGCCATGCTTCAGCCTTTAGCTTGTCATGGAGTTCTGTCGCCTGCCTTTTGTCCTTTGTTCCAAGAGACTGTTTAAATCTTTTACCGTTCGGCAATGTGAAACTGGCGTACCATATTTCACCTCTGCGGAAGAGTGACATTTTCTTTCCTCTGTTATGCCATCACCCGCGCTCACCTGGACAGTATGCAGCGGAGACTGAAGAGCCGCAATGCAGGCTTGTCGTGTTGTGAGGTAAGGAGATTTACTCTTAGTGGGATCTTTGCGTGTTGCCTGAAGACGCCCTGTGCGTATCCAGTTAATGGCAGTCGGTCTGGATATCTTGAGAAAATCACAGGCCTCATCGAGTGTGAGGCTGTATGGCTCCATTATTTCACCTCTTGCTGTGACATTGTTGAAAAATGGATACCAGCTCGTTGCTGCCAGACGATCCAACCGAGAGTCATATCCCATGCCATGTATTCGTTATCGCCGTTTTTTGCTCTCCGACGATCTACTAAGTCACCGAAACGCTTTTCCATGAATAATTCATAAGCTTCGCGTTCATCTGGTTCTACTTCCAGAGATAGGAGTGCGATTTCATAAGCACGGCGCTCAATATCGTCTCGCACGTCAAGGCTGCTGATACGCTCTTTAATTTCTTTAATCAGTTCTTTGTCGGTAAAAGTGGTCATTATGCTCCAGCCTCCGGTGCTTTTGGCATTACTGCCCAGTGAGTGATATTGACGTTTTCAAGGTCCCCGACCTGAAATGTCCACTGCCATTCTCCGGTTTCTTTTTGTCCCCAGGTGTACCAGAGAGAACGCCAGCCAATTAGCCAGCCTTCTCCGTTAGCATCGAATAACAAAACACTTTCATTTGCTGGTGGCAGTTCAGTTGACACTGGTATTACTTTGTTTTCCTGTGCTGCACATTTAGCTTCAAGCGCATCGAATTTACGCACCAGGTATTCAGCATCTGTTTCATTTACTTTCAGATCTCGCGGTACACATCTCCCACGAAGAAACCCTTCCATTTCGAAAACATTCATGCGCATTTGCGTAACTCCGATAACTCGTTAAAGCGTTCCATAAATATCCCGTAGGCATGGCCCGGTGCCAGTGGAATCACGTTGAACATCTCTGTTGCCGGGATACCTTCCAGTACAGGCCAGAAAGAGCCATCATCAAGCCCGAGATCGCGGCGTTCGGTTGCCAGCATGATGAGATCGGCATATTTCACGGGCGTACTCATAACTGGGGGTAACCCGTATTTCTCACGGATTACGGCGTCTATTTTTTCTTCCATTTGTTTATAGTCAGGAAGAAGGCGTTTCAGTGGTGCGGGAATGTCCTGGCAATACGCTTCTGTTGCATCATGCATTAACGCTTCAAAAGCAAATTCCTGCGGCACCAGCTGGCTGCAAAGAACCGCATGTTGGGCGACGCTGTAGAAGTGCGAAAGATGACCGGCAAAGCGACAGATATTTGAAAGGGAAACCGCGATATCGTTAATATCGATGTCGTCTTTATTTATCCTGTCATAATAAAAATGCTTCCCGGAAAAAGTTTTAATAAATGACATTTTGTTCTCCACGTATATGCGCTGCACCGCGCTGAATTCTGGTAAAAAGAATCCCTCACCATCCGGCGATTATTGAGTAAATTACGTTTCCATAAATGCCCCCGCAGGGGCATTTGCAGTAATGAAATCAGGCGGTGAAAGTACCAATAAAGGTTTCTACTTTGCTGTCCTTGAATTTCTCAACAAGCAGATCACGAAATTCGTTAGCCATTTCTTCCTGCACCGCCTCCAGCTGAATAATGCGCAGAACCAGTACCGGACGATCGCCAGTGATAATGCTGAGGCGTAATTTAAACGGACGTTCTTTCAGACCTTCAAACGGAATGCATTTAAATTCAAATGCCACTGGCATAATGTCTTTGGTCTTCGCTTCGACAGACTCCATCAGGGAGCGTTTGCCGCTGAAGTCATTATCTTCAAAATCAGCGGTCTGGTTTGCTTCAATCGTGATTTTACGGACCGCCGCAGCCGCTTTTGTTGCCTGAATGGTGTCACCATTAGCATCAAAGCCCACAAGGTAGTCGGCCCAGTCTTCAATCCATTCTGCCAGTGATTTCTGGGAGTTACGCTCGCCATTAACAGACAACAGAGCAGAGAACGGTGCTGTCTTTTTCAGTTTGAGAGTGGCGGTGTTATCTGCGTGACCTGGTTCATCAATAGTACCCAGGTTAAGCACACTGACGGCACGCATATTATCAGCATCGATAAAGCAGCGGGTGCCTTCATCTGCAAGATCTTTAGAATAACGGGTAAAGTCATCGATGCTGGCAGTGGAAAGCGCACCACGGAAACGGAAGCGATTTAAATTAAATTTTTCCAGATCATGAATGCGGAAATTCTCAGGCAATGCCACAGCATCGGCACCAATCTTACTGATAATTTCATTAACACCCTGAGCAGAAATAAGGGCATGGATTTGATTAATTGCGGTTGCGTCTAAGTTCTGAGACATAATAAGTCCTCACTATATAAAGATATTCAGTGATGAGATAAATAATCAGTTAATTAAGAACGATATTAATGACCTGCTGCGCGGAGTTTTCCGTCAGGTTCACCGGCAAGAGTCAGTAATTGTCCCTGGTCTTCCTGCAGAATAGTCAAGCGACCACCGCGATTGACATACATCGGCGTTTCGGTGGTGTCTTCTTCGGAAATTTTCCCGCGGTTAGTCGGGCGAACATATGAGAGTTTGTGTTTGATTTTCACACGGTTCTCATCAAATGGTTCGATTTCCAGGTTGAGTGAGACCTTACCTTTGGTTTTCGTGTTCATCACACCGGAAGCGACTTCACTGAGAACTGCGCCGATTTTGGTTTCAAATACGCCGCCGTCCAGCTCCCCGATAAATGCCTGCACATCAGTACTGCGTTCGCTAGCCATTTTGCTGCTCCTCATCATATCGACCCTGCAAGGCCGATTAGTTTCTCCACAAAACAGAGAAGAACACCTGCGGTGGCAGCCGCCCGGATGGATTGGGTTATGAGCCCGTCGTCCGGTGATGCTCTTCTCTGTTTTGTAAAAAGGACGGTACCAGCCGGAAGCAAGGGTACAAACTGGTACCGCCAGGACTACACACAGCATAAAGTTGTGGTGCCGGGTGCCTCCCGGTGCCTGGCGAAGGTTGCACACCAGACGGGTGGGTATCCACAGAAGGTCGACTGTCAGCCTCAACCTTAACCCGCGTGCGCTGAGCCGCATTCACCACAACGCTAAGGATTCTCTTTGGTTGAAAATACTTAGCTGTTATGTGCCTGTCTTTTCACCACTTCAGGCTCGGTGGTATCCTTTTAAGCCCGTATACATAAAAGGAAAATCAAATGACTTTTGATGAAAAAGAACTTGATAATGCAATTAATAAAATCATCGTAACGTCGCTCTTTTCCTGTCTCAGCGACACTCAGCAGAAACAGTTCTACGAATCGGCTTTCAACATGATCGAGCGTTGTTGTTTCTGCGATGCCGACGAGTTACCTGAAAAAATCAGGAAACAGTTGGCTGATGCTCTTCGAGTGCGACTTTCTGACCAATTTTCTGAAATGTGCTCTCCGAATTTGGACAAATAGAAAAAGGCCATTTCCATTCAGGGTCTGATGGAAAGACTTCAGCCTGTTCCAAAGCACGGCGTAAAGAGAACACAACTCCAGCCATAATCTGATGTTTCCCATTGGTCCAGCTATCGCCGCTCTGATCTACAGGGGCGGCTATGTCGTATGACCAAACGACTTCACAGTTATTGTTTAAAATCTGGACTTTCATTTCATACACCTGCTTTAACATGAGTACCTAGTGGCACAACATGACTCAACGAATCATCCTGGACTTCATATGCCCCAGGCGGCTACTTCGTGGGCGTCCTGCCTGTTTGTTGTTTCTCTTGGGTACATTATGTATCTCATGGGTACATTGTCAAGTATAAAAAAACCTGCCGAAGCAGGTTCATAAACATTGATTAGGCTTTGATTTTGTATCTTCTTGGTTTTCCTGAGAAAATCACCGTTCCAATTATAGAGCAATTACCGTTGATCTTAATGTAAGGCTCAGGCCAGTTTGGGTTTAACGCTTTGAGATAACGCTGTGTCCCATCTTCTATCAACCTTTTGAAGGTGGTTTCACCTGTATCGTGCATCAATGCAATAACGTCGTCACCGTGGCAGGCAGGTACTTCAGGATCGACAAAAATCATGTCTCCCGGGCGGTACTCATCAATCATTGAATCACCTATCACCCGTAAGATATAAGTCATTTCCCCACAGGGTACAGGGCAGGGATACGTTTCTGCTGTGCTCAAATCAACCTCAGAATATCCAACTTCTTTCCATGCTCCGGCCTGTACCCATGATATGACAGGGACTAATGTGATTTGTTTATTAGTGATTGAAACATCAGGTTTTTTTGTGATGTTCGTTGTCTGGTGTTCTTGATCGAGCCATCCGACAGGCAGGTCGAAACATTTTTCGATGTGTCGTGCCATGCTGTCACCGATATTTTTAGTAGCACCATCTCCCATAAACCTGCTGGTCTGGGTTGGCTCGCGATCAATCATGGTGGCAAAGGAAGAATTCCCGCCAACACCATCTCTCAGTTTTCTGGCGTTAGACCGCCGGATGTCATGGACTGTTTTCATAACGAAATTAAAACCTTTGTACCGATAGGGTACAAGTATCTTGAAGGTTCATCTCAATCATGTAATATGTATATCGGAGGTACATATTGTATGAAAGCGTATTGGGACTCTTTAACCAAAGAACAGCAGGGCGAGTTGGCCGGAAAAGTTGGCTCAACACCAGGCTACTTACGGCTAGTTTTCAATGGTTATAAAAAAGCCAGTTTTGTGCTGGCTAAAAAACTTGAGCAATGCACGTCAGGTGCAATTACGAAATCTGACTTAAGACCGGATATCTATCCGAAAGATTAACAGAACACCTTCAATTTTTAACCACAGAACGATGAGGCTAACCGTGGGTAAGCATCACTGGAAAGTAGAAAAACAGCCTGAGTGGTACGTGAAAGCTGTCAGAAAAACTATCGCGGCGTTGCCGGGGGGTTACGCTGAAGCTGCTGAGTGGCTGGATGTAACAGAGAACGCTTTATTCAACCGCCTTCGTGCAGATGGCGATCAGATTTTCCCGCTGGGATGGGCAATGATTTTACAGCGCGCGGCTGGCACTCACTACATTGCGGATGCTGTCGCACAGTCTGCTGGTGGGGTGTTTGTATCGCTTCCTGAAATTGAGGAAGTAGAGAACGCCGATATAAACCAGCGCCTGCTGGAAGTCATCGAACAGATCGGGAGTTACTCAAAGCAGATTCGTTCGGCAATCGAAGATGGGGTAGTGGAGCCACACGAGCAGACAGCAATTAATGATGAGTTGTATCTGTCAATTTCGAAGCTCCAGGAGCATGCAGCACTGGTCTACAAAATCTTTTGCGCTCCAGAAAAGAGTGACGCCCGCGAGTGTGCAGCTCCGGGCGTCGTGGCGTTTTGTGTCTGTGGAGAAACTAACGCATGAACAGTTTAACGGCAAATAACCGTTTGTCGCAACAGCTGGTGGTCAGCGTCGCTGAACACCTGTTGTTACGGCATGAATGCAGATTACCAAATCACCTGGCTGTAAGTAACCACAGAGAACTTTACCTGACTGTGGGGGGCGAGTTGTGCAGGAACTTAACCGCTGGTTTCGTGACGGAAGAGGACTTTATGTTCATGTTATTCGTTGGGAGCCAGAAACACAGCGCGTTATCTATCTTCGCAAAGACTACCCGCATGAGTGCTTTAGTCCTTTGTGGAAATTCAGGCGTGATTTTGTTGAGTGTGAAGGACCACCAGCACATTGATTCTGCCATTCCGGGACGTTACACTGTTCAGGCACCTTATAAAGCGGGTGCCGGGATTGGCGTCCTGGAATTGATCAAGGCGATATATGACGCGCCAGCGTCTTTTTTATCGTCCGCATTTGCTCACATCAAAGTTATGGTGGGCTGGGCGGGGGCATCGAAAGATGCGCCGGTTTCCTTGATCACCGGTTACGCCAACCCCGTTCAGTTCACCACCAGCGAAATTGCCGTTTCCGGTGGTGGAAGTATTTCACCGATCAAGGAGGCTGCCATCATGGCTACTGTCCCAGCCCTCACTCGTCTGAATGATGAAGACTTACATAAACTCAGTTATGTAACAACTGCACTACGTGCTCTGCGCAAGGTAACTCTTTCGGATCCCCAGGCGCATCAGGTTTTGGTAGAAACCCTTCTTAACTTGCAGGCTGAACGTATTCGTCTGGCGGATAAGGCTAATTTTCATATTCACCGTCTCCTGAATATCAGCGGAGGGCATCGTCATGCTTAATCCGTTGAGCCTCAATATTCGCCGTTTACTTCAGCGTAAAAAAACATCAATTCCTACAGTTGGGCAGTGGTACACCACGCCTGCAGGGCATGTTCTACGTGTTAGCCTGGTTGACCGTGAATGTCAGAAAGTGATTTGTGAACCGCTGGGCCGTAATTACCGCGTCAGTATGCCGCTTATAACCTTTCGCTCCGAAAAAAACATGAAGCATCTCGGAGGTGCAGCATGAGTATGGAGCTGATGGTTAAAGCGATGAAAATTCGAGTGGGTAATCCATTGCGAAAACTGGTTCTGATCAAGCTGGCTGATAATGCCAGCGATCAGGGTGAGTGCTGGCCCAGCTATCAGCATATCGCTGATCAGTGCGAGATTAGCAAACGTTCTGTGATGAATCATATTGCGGCCCTCTGTGAGTCCGGGCTGGTAAAAAAAGTCACCCGGAAAGGTGAAAAAGGTAACTCAAGTAATATCTATCTCCTTCATCTGGATGGTGCAGGAGATTCACTAGGGGGTAGTGCAAATAATTCACTATCTGGTGCAGCAAATTCACCAGGTAGTGCAGGAGTTGCACCAGGGGGTAGTGCAGGAGATTCACCCAGAACCAGTCACTCTTTTGAACCAGTCAAAGAACCAGTCAATGAACCAATAGCTGTTGGTGCATCAGTTGATGAGTCCGTGCGAGTTCGTTCAAACCGACCGGAATACTCTCCGGAGTTTGAGCAGGCATGGCTGGCATATCCCAAACGTGCTGGTGGCAATTCAAAATCTGCAGCCTTCAAAGCCTGGAAAGCCCGTTTGAACGAGGGAGTAAACCCCGAAACCATGCTGGAAGGTGTGAAACGCTACGCGGGCTGGGTATCTGCGATGGGCAATAGCGGCACACAATTTGTGAAACAGGCTGTCACGTTCTTTGGTCCAGATCGTCATTTCGAAGAATCCTGGGAAGTTCCTGCGGTATCTGCAGCCAGACGCGAGGACCCGTACTTCAAAGCCAGTTACGACAACGTGGACTACAGCCAGATCCCGGCAGGATTCAGGGGGTGATCATGAGTCTTTTGAATGAAGTTCAGAAATTCATTGAAGCCCATCCGGGGTGTACTTCCGGAGACATTGCGGATGCTTTTGCAGGTTACTCACGGCAGCGCGTTCTGCAGTCAGCAAGCAAGTTACGTCAGAGTGGGCGTGTGGTTCACCGTTGTGAAGAGGATACACGCAGACATTTCCCGCGCCTGACTGAGAGAGCGCAGGAGCCGGAACCACAACCAGTTCGTGAAACCAGACCTGTGCGCAATTTCTATGTCGGCACTAACGATCCCCGGGTGATTTTGTGCCTGACCCGCCAGGCTGAAGAACTGGAGTCAAGGGGCTTATACCGTCGTGCTGCAACGGTGTGGATGGCGGCATTCCGTGAAAGCCACTCCCAGCAAGAGCGAAACAATTTTCTTGCGCGTCGTGAGCGGTGCTTACGGAAAAGCAGCAAGCGCGCTGCATCGGGTGATGAGTGGTATCTGTCAGGGAATTACGTGGGGGCTTAATGAGTAATAAATATTGCCAGGCGCTGGTGGAACTGCGGAACAAACCAGCCCATGAACTGAAGGAAGTGGGTGATCAGTGGCGCACGCCGGACAACATTTTCTGGGGAATTAACACCCTGTTTGGCCCGTTTGTTCTGGATCTGTTCACTGACGGTGATAACGCCAAATGTGCCGCGTATTACACGGCGGAAGACAACGCGCTGGCGCATGACTGGTCAGAACGCCTTGCGGAGCTTAAAGGTGCTGCCTTTGGTAATCCTCCATACAGCCGCGCCAGTCAGCATGAGGGGCAATACATCACCGGCATGCGTTACATCATGAAACATGCCAGTGCCATGCGTGATAAGGGCGGGCGCTATGTTTTCCTGATCAAAGCTGCCACCAGCGAAGTGTGGTGGCCGGAAGATGCAGATCATATTGCTTTTATTCGCGGGCGTATTGGTTTTGAACTGCCTGTCTGGTTTATCCCGAAAGACGAGAAGCAGGTACCGACAGGAGCTTTTTTCGCTGGTGCTATTGCTGTTTTTGACAAGACCTGGAAGGGACCGGCAATCAGCTACATCGGGCGCGATGAACTTGAGGCATGTGGTGAGGCGTTTCTGGCGCAGGTTCGCCAGCAGGCGGAAAAACTGGTCAGGGAGATGGTGGCATGACGACGTTAACTCAATGCCAGCAGCAGGTGCTGGATATGCTGATTTCTTATCAGAAAGAACGTGGCTTCCCGCCAACCAATCAGGAGGTGGCAACCATGCTGGGATACCGTTCAGTGAATGCAGCGGTGGAGCATCTTCGCGCACTGGAGAAAAAAGGCATCATCACGATAAAGCGTGGCGTGGCCCGGGGGATCACGCTTCATACCGCGGTGAAGGACGACGACAGCGAGGCTGTCGGGATTATCCGCTCACTGCTTGCCGGTGAGGAAAACGCCAGGCTGCGTGCAACCCACTGGTTACATAAGAGGGGCCTGAAAGTATGAAGCTGATCCTGCCTTTCCCGCCCAGCGTGAACACGTACTGGCGACACCCCAACAAAGGGGCGTTTGCAGGTAAGAGCCTAATAAGCGCGGCGGGGCGAAAATTTCAGAGCGCGGCGTGCGCAGCAATAGTTGAACAGTTACGTCGTCTGCCGAAACCAACGTCGGCACCTGCTTCAGTGGAGATCGTGTTGTTTCCTCCGGATAACAGGATCCGCGATCTGGACAACTATAACAAGGCGCTGTTTGACGTTCTGACCCACGCGGGTGTGTGGGAAGACGACAGCCAGGTGAAAAGAATGCTGGTGGAGTGGGGACCGGTTATCCCGGAAGGGAAGGTCGAGATCACTATCAGTAAGTACGAGAAAACGGCGGGTGCAGCCGCCTGAGCAAGAGGAGAAACGAAGTATGAATAATCTGATGGTCATTGATGGTATTGAAGTTCGTCGTGATGCTTATGGGCGTTACAGCCTGAACGATCTGCACAGGGCAGCCGGGGGAGAACAAAAAAACCGCCCGAAATACTGGCTCTCCAATAAGCAAACCTGTGAATTGATTGAACAACTTTTCACCGAGGGTGGAATTCCGCCTCTGGAACAAAATCAACCAGTTAGCGTCATTAATGGCGGAAATAACCAGGGGACGTATGTCTGCAAAGAACTGGTGTATGCCTATGCAATGTGGATCAGCCCGTCATTCCATCTGAAGGTGATCCGTACTTTCGATATGGTAACCAGCACACCGGAAAAATTATCCGGGCAGGCTGCTGACAAGATGCAGGCTGGAGTGATTCTGCTGGACTTTATGCGCAGGGAGTTAAACCTGTCTAACTCTTCAGTGCTTGGGGCCTGTCAGAAACTCCAGGAGGCTGTTGGCTTACCGAATCTGGCACCGCGCTATGCCATTGATGCTCCTGCTGATGCACACGATGGCTCAAGTCGCCCGACACTGTCACTGAGTGCACTGCTGAAACAGTATGGTATCCGCCTGACGGCTAATCAGGCATATCACCAGATGGTGAAGCTGGGGATCGTCGAGCAGCGCGAACGATACAGCCGTACCGGGATTAACAACATCAAAAAATTCTGGTCGCTGACGGCGAAAGGCTGCATGTTCGGCAAGAACATCACCAGTCCCGCAAATCCGCGCGAGACGCAGCCGCATTTCTTCGAATCCCGATTCCCTGAGCTGTTAAAGCTGCTCGATACCGTTCATTGAGGTGACCGTGAGAGCACTACTGACCCCTGAAATTGCCCCGCGTATGGGGATCGTATTGTTCAGGCCAGGTTCAGAGCTGATGCCCCTGTTTATGCAGGGGCGTGTCCTGCTGGAGCCTGAGCCAGAACGTTATTCATCTTTCGCCAGTGGTGCCGTTCCGGCGGCATCACAACCGCTGGCGGATGATCCTGCCGTTCGGGCCGTGTTCCGCAATGAGGCAGTGATCCGTCGTGCTGGTGGCGTGGAATGTCTTGAAAGCTGGTTACTTCGTGAAAAAGGCTGCCAGTGGCCTCATTCCGACTGGCACAGCGAGAACATGACCACAATGCGACACGCTCCGGGCGCAATCCGTCTGTGCTGGCACTGCGATAACCAGCTGCGCGATCAGTTCACGGAACGGCTGGAATCAATGGCAACGGATAACTGTGCCCGCTGGGTGTTGTCTGTAGTCCGTCGGGATCTCGGTTTTGATGATAACCATGCCGTGACAATGCCGGAACTGTGCTGGTGGCTGATTCGTAATGACCTCGCGGATGCCTTACCTGAAAGCGCAGCCCGTAAGGCGCTGAGATTACCGAAACCTGTTGTGCCGTCTGTCACCCGGGAAAGTGACCTTGTGCCTTCGGTTCCTGCCACCAGCATCATCCAGGATAAAGCGAAAAAGGTGCTGGCGCTGAAAGTGGATCCGGAGTCGCCGGAGTCTTTTATGTTACGCCCAAAACGCCGCCGCTGGGTTAATGAAAAGTACACGCGCTGGGTTAAGACACAGCCGTGTGCATGTTGTGGAAAGCCTGCTGATGATCCCCACCACCTGATAGGCCACGGTCAGGGTGGAATGGGTACAAAAGCGCATGACCTCTTTGTGTTGCCTTTGTGCAGAAAGCATCACGACGAGCTGCATGCGGATACCGTGGCATTTGAAGAGAAGTATGGCTCTCAGCTGGAGCTGATATTTCGTTTTATCGATCGTGCGCTGGCAATTGGCGTATTGGCGTAAGTGGAGAACGAGCATGAACCTTGAAGCCTTACCAAAATATTACTCCCCAAAATCTCCAAAATTGAGCGATGACGCACCGGCGACAGGCTCAGGTGGTTTAACGATTACGGATGTGATGGCTGCGCAGGGGATGGTGCAGTCGAAAGCACCGCTTGGGTTTGCCTTATTCCTGGCAAAAGTTGGTGTTCAGGATCCTCAATTTGCGATTGAAGGTCTGCTCAATTACGCGATGGCACTGGATAACCCGACATTGAACAAATTGAGTGAAGAAACCCGGTTACAGATCATCCCTTACCTTGTGAATTTTGCCTTTGCTGATTATTCCAGGTCTGCGGCAAGTAAGGCTCGCTGTGAGCATTGTGCTGGTACTGGATTTCATAATGTATTGCGCGAAGTGGTGAAACACTCCAGAAGCGGGGAATCTGTTATCAAGGAAGAGTGGGTGAAGGAACTATGTCAGCATTGTCATGGTAAGGGAGAAGTCAGCACAGCGTGCAGAGGGTGTAAGGGTAAAGGTATTGTCCTGGATGAAAAAAGGACCCGGCTTCATGGCACACCTGTTTATAAGATTTGTGGGCGTTGCAATGGAAACCGGTTTAGCCGTTTACCAACCACACTGGCGCGGCATCATGTCCAGAAGCTGGTACCAGACCTGACAGATTATCAGTGGTACAAAGGATATGCAGATGTCATTGATAAACTGGTTACAAAGTGCTGGCAGGAAGAAGCATATGCTGAGGCGCAATTAAGAAAAGTGACGAGATAAATGATTTTCGCCGAAGATGGCGACATAATGCTTGCATTTTTCAAAAAATATGGATAAGATTTTTCCAACGATGGGCTTTGTATGTCTACCGTTGATAAGATTTAAGAACCCGCCGCTGAGCGGGTTTTTTTGTGCCTTGATGTTGGCAGTACGGTAAACACGCTGGTGGTCGTGAATACTGACTTTTTATCTTGCTGGCTTTTTAGACAAGAGTTATTGGTATGTCATGTTAACCAGAAGGAAAAAGGCATGCTAAAACAGCAAGATATGACAGAAACGGCGAAAGTTGTTTTTAATGAATTAAGCATCGAACCGGCAACAGTCGGGGAGATTGCACAAAACACATATCTTTCACGCGAACGCTGTCAGTTAATACTGACCCAGTTGGTTATGGCGGGGCTGGCAGATTACCAGTTCGGCTGTTACAGACGCCTTCAGCAATGAAGGACTTTTAATTTGTGAAAATGGGCGGCTGGTGGGTGTTGGTAGCACCTGCCAGCCATTCGCTCATGCTTACTGGTCACAAGCGAACCACGGCCCACTGCTTTAGCGCAAAAGCAGAGTGAGCCTACCAGAGTTACGCTTACTGATCCATGAAAAATACTGTAAAAATAAACAGTGTTGATTTAATCAACGCTGATTGCCTGCATTTTATTCAGTCCCTGCCTGATGATTCCATTGACCTGATTGTTACCGATCCGCCGTACTTCAAGGTGAAACCCAACGGTTGGGACAATCAGTGGAAAGGGGACGAAGATTACCTTAAGTGGCTGGATCACTGTCTGGCCCAGTTCTGGCGGGTGTTGAAACCTGCCGGAAGCCTTTACCTGTTCTGTGGACATCGCCTGGCATCTGATATTGAGATCATGATGCGTGAACGTTTCAACGTGCTTAACCATATCATCTGGGCGAAGCCGTCCGGACGTTGGAATGGGTGTAATAAAGAAAGTCTGCGTGCATATTTTCCTGCCACAGAGCGCGTTCTGTTTGCTGAACATTACCAGGGGCCATATCGTGGCAAAAGTGACGGCTATGCGGCAAAAGAAAGGGAACTCAAACAGCACATAATGGCACCGCTGATATCGTATTTCAGGAATGCTCGTGCCGAACTGGGTATAACGGCAAAACAAATTGCCGAAGCCACAGGTAAGAAAAATATGGTTTCCCACTGGTTTGGTGCCAGTCAGTGGCAGTTGCCGAATGAGGCTGACTACCGGAAGTTACAGGCACTGTTTTCCCGTATAGCGGCAGAGAAGTTTCAGGAACAGCAACTGGAACAACCACACCACCAGCTGGTGGCATCTTATGATTCACTGAATCGCAAATATTCTGAATTGCTGGATGAGTTTAAATCACTCCGGCGCTATTTCTCCGTATCAGTCTCCGTGCCTTATACCGATGTCTGGACGCATAAGCCCGTTCAGTTCTATCCGGGTAAACATCCGTGCGAGAAACCGGCGGATATGCTCCGGCAAATAATCAATGCCAGTAGTCGACCAGGCGATCTGGTTGCTGATTTCTTTATGGGATCCGGTTCCACAATAAAAGCGGCAATGGCGCTGGGGCGTCAGGCGTTAGGTGTTGAACTTGAGTCAGAGCGGTTTAATCAGATGGTGAAAGAGGTAAGTGAACTGGTGGGGAAATAATTCTGGTGGCCACGTTGCGTGGCCTTTTTATTTCCAACACAGCACCCGCAAATATCGCGAGGTGAGAGATGACGAAATGCCTCATAACCCAAATACATGGCCGGACTGGCTGGAGTTGTTTCAGAGCTGGTGGCGTGGAGACACACCGCTTGGTGCAGTGATTATGTCGATCGTTATGGCTGGTTTGCGCATCGCCTATTTTGGCGGTGGTGGTGGCTGGAAGCGAAAAACGCTCGAGATTTTGCTATGTGGCGCTCTGACGCTGACCTTTGCATCCGCTCTTGAGTATGTCGGATGGCCTAAATCGCTTTCTGTTGCCATTGGTGGTGGCGTGGGGCTGATCGGTGTCGATGCTATTCGTGGGGCTGCAATGCGAGTAATCGGTAACAAATTTGGTAGCTCGAAGGAGTAATTTATGCAGGCACTAAATTCCCAGCGTAAAGCTTTCCTGGATATGGTGGCATGGTCAGAAGGAACGGATAACGGGCGACAACCGACACGTAACCACGGTTATGATGTTATTGTTGGTGGCGAACTGTTCACTGATTACTCCGATCACCCTCGCAAACTTGTCACGCTAAACCCCAAACTCAAATCAACAGCCGCCGGACGTTACCAGCTTCTTTCACGCTGGTGGGATGCTTACCGTAAACAGCTTGGCCTGAAAGATTTTTCTCCAGAAAGCCAGGACGCTGTAGCTCTGCAGCAGATTAAAGAGCGTGGTGCTTTACCGATGATTGACCGCGGCAGTATTCGTCAGGCAATCGACCGTTGCAGCAATATCTGGGCGTCGTTACCTGGTGCAGGTTACGGTCAGTATGAACATAAAATCGGTGACCTGATTGCCCGATTTAAAAAAGCTGGTGGGGTAGTAAATGAAGCTGAGATATAAGCTGGTTATTGTTGCCTTCGTTGTTACCGTCATTGGTTCCTTCATCTGGTCTGCCGGGCATTACTACAGCAAATATCAGCACGAAAAGGAGCGTGCTGATGAGGCTGTACGAAATGCTGAATCAGCAACTGCCATTACCCGTAACGTTCTGCAATCACTGCAAATCATCAATACAGTTATAGAGGCTAACCAGCATGCAAAACAGCAGATCGCACTGGAGTCACAGAGAACCCAGGAAGATATCAAAGTGGCTGTTGCGGATGATGATTGTGCTTCACGTCATGTGCCTGCTGCCGCTGCTGACCGGTTGCGGAAGTACGCGAACAGTTTACGTACCGATTCCGGCGGTACCGTTGCCAGCAAGCCTGACTACTGAAACTCCCCAGCCAGTCATTCCCGAGCCGCTGACCTATGGGGCCAGTCTGGATCTGAATGTGAGCCTGCTTTCGGCGTTGGGACAATGCAATATTGACAAAGCGGGGATTCGAAGTATCGAGATGCGCCGTAACGCTTTGCTGGCAGCAGTCAGATAGTCCGGATAAAGAACAGGAATATATTTATGCCCCCTCGAACTCCAAAAGCCTGCCGCGTTCGCGGCTGCCGTAATACCACGACAGACCCGTCAGGCTACTGCGAAAGCCACAAAAGCGAAGGCTGGAAGCAATACAAACCTGGACAATCCCGTCATCAGCGCGGTTATGGTTCTAAGTGGGATGTTATCCGTGTGCGTGTGCTGCAACGTGACAAAGGCCTGTGTCAGTTATGTCTGCGTGCTGGTGTGGCGCGTGAAGCGAAAACCGTTGACCACATCATCCCTAAAGCACATGGCGGCACTGATGCCGACAGTAATCTGCAGAGTCTGTGCTGGCCGTGCCATAAGGCGAAGACGGCCCGTGAACGGCTTAAGTGATAATAACTCTCAACTGTCTGAGGGGAGGGGCGGGTCAAATCTCTGTGACCTGACGTCT